AGTTCCGACCACTATCAGTTCCTATGGCTCGCGAAATGTTAGTTCCAGCAAACAAGCAGGGTGGCAATAGGCTCCTTCTTGAGAAGCTTATGGCAGCGAAAGTTCAGCGACGGATGGGTGATTACCTGCCTGAGAAAGAGGCAAGCCTTCTTCGGGTTAATCTTGCCAATCTATTAATAGGGTTTGACGCTACCGAACTTATTGAGACACTCCCGCTTGCAATGAGAATAGATTTGCCGGGCACCATTGACGAGAAGTCGATGCTGCAAGAGTTCACGCCATTCGATGTGCGCATGCGCCAAGTTCAAAGAACTTTATTAACTGATGTAATATCCCCGCAGCAGTATCTTACCCCCTTTGGAGTTTCTCTTACATCAGGAGAGCATCTAAGACATATCTGGCGGGTACTTAAAGAGAGGAAGTTATTAGACCCAAGAGAAGATGTTCCTTTCTTTGATGAAAGCGGTTCAAATATAGGGGCAATGTGGGATGACTCGGTGATTGACGCATTGCCACTAGAAGCATGGGCTACCCGTGTATCCATGTCAAAAGCTTTGTTGAGAGAGATAGGTCAGTTATCTTTTGCTCAAAGAAATAGTTTAGAACCTTTGTATGAAGCCAGTTATTTGAATCATAACTTAGAGCCACTCACTTCCATGCAGGCAGCCCAAGCTGACCAGAGTGGTTTTAGATTTATCAAACCTCAATCTCCTGAAGAGATGTTTACCCTTCAAGATATGATTAATGCTAAATCGGAGGTACGTGACCAGTCTAGGCCGCGCGTAGGAATTTACCAAGGAGAGAGACTATTTGTTACGGCTGAGGATGTTTGGCCTATAAAACATGATTTCTTGCAGGCAGAAGCATTGCTGGAAAGGGCGCGCAGAGAAGGCACTCCTGCACAGATCGACCAAGCAAAGCTGATACTAGACGCAAATCAGAAAAACATTAACTATGTATACGATCAGGTAGCAACATCATGGCCTTACTCAGAGGCATACAGGGAGTTAATGAGGGACGCAACTGAGGAAGAACTTGCTCAGGCAGTACGAAATATACAAGGCATACGAAGAGAAAGACCGCAAGGGCCTACCCTCTTCTTCCATGCAGGTGTTATGCCTCAAGGAAGATTCAGGCATTCTCAAACAACAACCTCCCTACACAACACGCTTTTTGGGCCGGGGCTTCTCCTTACCGACCATGCATTAATTGCAGGCATGGATGGAGTGAGTTCTCTGCAATCAGCAAAAACGGGTGTTACAGATGCAACAAAGAGGTGGGGTGGTGCCCTTATTAATCAGACTAAGTGGAATGGAATAGTAGAAGCATTCCATGTCGCTGTTCCGTCTGAGAATATTATGCGCCTTGATGGTATTGGCAAGTCTGATCCTGTAGGCACAAGGTTCTTCAATAATCTTTTTGGGAGACTTGGGACAAACGATAGAAACTATGAAACAACCTTTGGCCCAGAAGTAGTTTCCTTAGCCAACTCTTATTTCCGTGAAGCCTTAGATGAAGTTGCTCAATGGCCCCAGCATGGGTATGCAAACTTTAATGAGGCACTTACTCATTTCACAGGTAGGATAACGGAAAAATTTGACTACAATAATATGGACATTATGGAAGGCCCTGCGAGAGTAGCTAATTCCTATAACGGTTCAAACGCTTCTTGGATGATGTTTACTCACATGGCTGCCATGGTTGCCACTTTAAGGGCAGTAAGAGAAATAGGTGCGCCAATGGCTATAAGGGGTTTTCCTCACCGATCTCCCCACGAACTTTGGCGCACACGGGCAGCACTGATGCGCAGGCTGAGAAAAGAACTTGATGAAGTAAAAGAGTTTAGTGAAAATCTGTATAACACATATTGGGAAGCAGATTTTACACCGGATATGACCCCTATGCGTGAGGGAGGCACAAAGTATTTCGGCGATATGTCGAACCCTTCGGTAGACGCAAGAAGTAATAATGGGCTAATTGCCAGAATAATACAAAGAACATCTCCTTCAATGTGGAATGTTATGAAGGGATTTGAGGAAGCAGATATTCCGGGTACTAGAGGATATAGGTACGCTGGAGACAAAGTAGCTGTTGGGGAGCATATAGAACCAGAGGAGTTCCTAACTTACAGAGGACTTGCAGATGACTTCTTTTCAGTGATGCTGCCACACGACATGGATCAAGCTGCTCAAATGATGTTAGGTCAAATAAGTAACGGTCAATTGCTTAACCAATTTAGACTTGGTCAAGGGTGGCTTCTGCCTGAAGATAAGTTTGGACGCACCATGCGTAAGGTGGTACAAAAATGGTCAGGAGGAGAACTTAGAGACCTTGAACTTTTCTACAGAGAAGCAAACGTAGAAGCACTAACTTTCATTGGTGGAGGCAACACCGGGATACCTCATAGACTAGCCATGCTTGTCGGGAATGAGGATGTTATTAATAACAATTTAGTTAAAAGGGAGAACTTAAGCCCAGAAGCCCCTAGTGCTAGATTGGAAACAAACTTTGAGTATCCAAGAAAAGCAGAACGCCTACCAAAAAGAGATAAGAAAACAGGTCGTTTCGTAAAAAAGACCAGTATGTTTTCAACCTCGCAGTTTAGCTTTAGCCCAAGTGAAGCTACGAAAAAACTATCAGATGCCAAAGCTAAGTTAGAAAAGGTTATTCGCAAGCAGATAGAAGCACTTAAGGAGAAAAAAATACTTGGCAGTTCTAGGCAAGGTGGCGCAGCGGACGTAGTAGACCTTAACAAGAAAGCATCAAAAGGAGATGTTGTACCAAACCTTGATGTAACTGACGCTAATATAGACCCGCCTATTTATAAAGGTAAGCCTACTCGTTGGAACAATATCGTTCCAAGGGAACTGGATGAAGTTCTGGCTTCCGATCCATCTGAAGGTCTTAGGTTGGCAGACGGCACTATAACTAATGAGGGCAACGCCAGCATTGCAGTGGCTATTATTCGCAAGATGCCTGAACTCCTTGAGAAGTCATGGGAGTTAGTTAAGGTCAACGAAGAAATCTTGGCAGCAAACCGAAGAAGAAAAGCTGCCATATCAGCTTCACTCGCAGAACAAATATCTGACCCAAGACAGTTAGCGATAGCCCAGATGGGTGCCCTGCGTGGCGAAATGACTGCCTTGGGCTTTGAGCCTATGTCTATGGATGTTAAAGAGTTTGCAGCTTTACTTTCATATGCACAGCAGCGATTAGGAGAAAGGTCATTCGATGTTGTTAATGCAAAGATAGCCCTTGAGAAACTTACAGGGCATTCCTTTGACCCAAGCGTAGAGCCGGGACTCGCAGCGCGTCATCTTCAACGCAACGAAATCATGTTGATTGAACGGTTATTCGGCTTTGATATTGCAGCTTTAGCTGCTACAAGAAGCAGGCAGCTACGCACAAGGGAGAAGATACTAAGAGCATTAGTAGACTTCCTAAACATTCCAAGAATCCTTTTGCTGGGTGGAGACTTTGGGGGACTGTTTAACCAAGGGCTACTGTTTGCTGGGCGACCTAAAGCCTACCTGAAGGCTGCTGCTGAAGGCTTGAAATCATTTGCCATACCGAGGAACTTTGAACAGGCGATGAGAGATATAGAAGGGCATCAGCATTTCGCGAAGTTCTTCTCACCGCCCGGTGTAAGGTCGGGGGTAAACGGAGAAGGCGGGTATGGTGCTTACTTTGCAGACCTTAATAGTCCGCTAAGTCTCAGGGAAGAGCAGTTCGTATCAGAGTACCTTAGAAGAATCCCCGGCATAGGGCATATGTATAAAGCATTTGAACGGTTCCACGTTGCCTTCCTTAACAAGCTAAGGTTCGACATGATGCAGAGTGCTTACCTTGTCTTCAAAAACTCTGGCGCAAAGCAGGCAGATATAGACAGGCAGATGAGAACTTATGCTGACTGGGTAAACAAAGGCACTGGCAGAGGTAATATCTGGAAGGCTAATGAACTTACAGCAGGGCTGAACACTATCTTCTTAGCCCCACGATGGGTTGTCTCAAGATTCCAAGTACCTGTTGCGGTAGCAAAAGAACTTGGCAGCTACTCAATTAACAGAACAACAGGCAGACCTGTAAAGAACAACCTTGTTGCAAAGCAAATAGCAAAAGACATGGTGGGCTTCGCTACGGTTATAGGTGGGATAGCCACATTGCTTTCGCTGAATGGCTTCCAAGTAGGAACCGACCACCGCAAGTCAGACTTCCTTAAGCTTACTAAGGGTAGGACAAATATCGACTTAACTGCGGGAATGGGTTCTGTATTCAGGTTTATATTCAGGGCGGGAAGCGTATCTCTCCAAGGAGCAACAGAAGGCGAGCCGTTCCGCGGTAAACTTCTGTCAGCCACAGGCGTTGAATACGATAAGAACCTTTGGGATGTCTCATCAGACTTCCTTAACATGAAGTTCAGCCCAGCCGTGAGAACTGTAGACACGCTTGTTACGGGTAGAAACTTCTATGGTGAAGATATAGACGCTGAACGAGCATTCCTCCCAACTGACCTTAAGACCCTGCAAGAGTGGGCACCTCTATGGATACAGGAAGTAGGTGATGCAGCAGAACAGCTTGGTACAAGTTCAGCAGCATCACTACTATTACCTTCACTTGCAGGTTTGAACGTTGCAATATATCCCGACAAGAATGATCTTGCACTAGAAGCCCTTGGTAGAAACTACACGGAAGCATGGCCTTTTGAGCAGGAGTCTATCGACATGCTTTATTACGAAGAGAGTAGATTCTCTCCAAGTGAATACTCGGAGAACAACTACGCTCTTAACTCGTTGTTCCTTGATGAGATGGAAAAGGTTTTAAGTAACCCTAATATCAGCGATACGCAGAAGTCTTATCAGATTTCCAAGAGATACCACGATCTCAACAAGGAGAAGCGAGGAATTAGACTCCAAGCTTTCGGTGCTGATGACCAAGGGCGAGAGGATGAATACCCGTTAAGGGTTTCCCAACAGGAGTTCTATGAGTACAAGGACAGCCTTTATGATCCCGCAACATTTGCAGGATCGAACTCAGCCTATGAATATGCTGAACTTCTTGAACAGATATACCTTGACGGTCTTACTGAAATAGAGCGTGAGTATATTCTTGCAAACATGTACATGCTCCCCTTGCCGATGGAGTTGCTTGACCTAAAAACTACAACGGGTGAATCTCCGGGCTGGGTAAAACGAGTTACCCAAGCAAGGGAACTTCAGGCAAAGGTCGTTCGCAGGCACGGCCTTGAAGCTGCGCCCTTTGATCCCTCACTATATGAAGAGACTCGCGAGATGCAGAGAAATATAGGTGGGGAAACGTACGCGCAGGAAGTTGCCATAGCTAACTAGCTTGCCTTATTATTTGTAAACCTAAACAAGTGAGATGTGCCATCTAACTGGTGTTATATCTCGGAGACAAAGAAAATATGGTTACAGAGCGTAACGACATAAGTACAGAATCTCAGGTGGAAACTACTGAAGTTCCTTTGGATACACCTGCTCCGACTGAAACTGAGACAGTAACAGAACAAGTTGAGCAGCCAACGCCAGAGGTTGAGAGTAGTGAATCTATCGAGGTTGTTGCAGAGTCCGAACCTCAACCACGGTCTGAGGCATCGACACCAGTACAGTCAAGTGAGGAGTTCCGTAAGTATCAGTCGTCCACCGACAGGCGAATGGCTGAGTTGGAAGGAAAGCTACAAGAATCAGAAACAGCACGCGTACAAGCTGAACAACGCGCAAACTTAGATAACCTGAACCAAGAAGTTCAGGCTTATGAGCAGCAGCTTCGCACGACGTATATCAACCAAGGCATGGATGATGTGACCGCTGGGCAAATAGCACAGCAGAACGCAAACATGGCGAAGGAAGCATACACGGCGAAACTTGAGGCTCAGAATGTTACTCAGAAGCAAAGGGAAATTGAAGCCCAGCTAAATACTAGGACTCAACTTGCCAAGGCTTACGAGTTAGCGAGTCAGTACAAGGTTCCATATGCAGAGTTACAGGACTTTCCTGACCCTGTATCTATGGAACGGCACGCGAAGGCTCTTTCTAGGATTCAAGGTTTGGAGGGGAGAATCCAACAGGTGACTCCACCCCAACAACTCGCAGGTAGCGCACCTTCTGCTGACGTAGCACCCACAAATGCCGAAGACGTTTTAGATAGATACAACGCAGGTGATGCTGCAATAACAACTGAGATGGCACGTTCAGCCGCGCAGCGGTTAGGCATGACTATCTTTGGCTGAGGTATAAGAAATGGCTTCTGTACAGACCAGTACAACTGGTAATTTACAAAATATGTCACGAATTATGCTTGCTTCGGCTAGGTATACCGAAGAGCATAATGCGCCAATGGTAGGACTTATTGAAAAGTTCAGCCTTGGTAAAGGTGAATATCAACTCACGATCCCCAAGGTCGCCCAGATGGATGCTGAGGACTTGGTAGAAGGTCGTGACATGGTGGACAGCGAAGACATTGATGTTTCAACTGTCACCGCTACTACCGCTGAAGTAGGACTGAAGGTAATTGTTACCGACACTCTTCTCCAGCAGAACAACGAAGATGTGTTCAAGATCATTGGTCGCCAGATGGGTGATGCAATGGCGCGCAAAAAGGACACAGACATCATTGCTTTGTTTCCAACCCTAAACGGGGCTGTAAAGCTTGGTGCTGACAACGCAAACTTTACCCTTGCTAACGCATCGGCAGTTATTGCTACCGCAAAGGCAGATCAGTTTGGTTCCGACATTTTTGTCGTACACCACCCTAATGCTCTTTGGAAGTTGGCAACTGATGTAGGTAACACTCTTGCTACCTATCCACTCCCTGACGCTTTTAACAAGCCAGCAGTAAAAGATTACTGGACAGGCATTAAGCTTTCAGGTGTTCCGTTCTTTGAGGATGGAAACATTCAAACCGTAACCGATAATTCTGGTTATGGAGTTATCGCTGATAAGACAGCTATGGGTCATCTTGCTGCAAGGGCAAGGCGAGAAGAGCGTGAGCGGGACATTTCCCTGCGAGCGTTTGAAGTAGTTGTCACTGAAGATTACGCAGTATTTGAAGTTGATGACACCCGTGGTGCTGCAATCCAGTACGAAATCGGAAACCCATCAACTAGCGCATAAGTTAGTTTTTATTAGGAGGCTCTTGTGGTTAAATCTGGCTTGCAAAGTATGACTGTTGGTGGGGTTACAAAACGATCCTACTGGAAATATGAAGCTGATTCGGATGAATGGGTCGAATGTCCTAATCTCCCCGTTTCGTATGAAGACGTATACTTAGAGCGAGGCTTCCGCAAGAGTCCTCCTGAAAAAAAGGATGTAACGATAACCGAGTCCTCTAACATCGGCAATCGCAGGACTAAAGAGCCTGTAAAAAATACGAGGTAAATTCTCATGGCATTTCCAACTGTAGTATCTGGTTCACCCGGATACGACAAGACCGCCACTACGACGCAGAAGCATCGTCTTGGCACAAAGATGGCTTATAACGATGGGCGGGTCTTCTACTACTCTTACGCAGCCGAAGCTATTACGGCTGGTAAAGTAACGATGGGTTCACAAACATCATCAGGGCATCTAACAGACATACCTGTTGCTGAAGCTGCTGCTGCTGGTGCGAACCAGATAAAGCTGACTAACCAAACTACTGCTATTACAGGTAGCGGTAAGTACACAGGTGACTTTAGAACTCGTGGCGACTATGTAGATGGCTACGTTTTCATTAACGACGCTGCTGGCGAGGGTCAGATTTTCCAAATCGCAGACCACAGTAGTGCTGCTGCAAGTGCAACTTTAACCATTGACCTTTACAACAACGACACAGTTCAGACTGCGCTTACCACTTCTTCGGAAGCAGGTCTTCATAAGCCTGTTGGACATTCAGTAGAAGTTTGGGATGCATCGGACATTGACGGTCCAGCTTTAGGTGTACCAACTCACGATATTGCATCGGGAGAATACTTCTGGAACCAAACCGCAGGACCCGCAGCCGTACTATCTGGCGGGACTCTTGTTCTTGGTAACGAAGCTTATACTTCTACTGACGGTGCAATAGATCCATCTG